CCTGATAATAACTATGGTTTATATCCATATCCTGATAAAGCTTACTCTTTAAAGTATGAGTATTATGCATATACAACTACTTTATCAGCCGCTACAGATGTCCCTGTAATACCAGAACAATATAGAGCTGTTATAGTCGATGGTGCAGCAGCATATGGATATCAATACAGAGGCGAAACAAATCAATTTCAATTAAATTTTCAAAGATTTGAAGCTGGAATAAAAAATATGAGAAGTCTTCTATCTAACAGAGTAGATTATGTAAGATCTAAAATGATTGCCCGACCATTAAAATCTGCAAGTATATTTAGTTAAGGTTTAAATATGGCAGATGAATCAGGTCTTAATCCTTTTATCTTTCCTTGTAAGGGTGGACTAGTACTTAATACTTCTACTTTTACTATGGAACCTGGTCAAGCATTTGAGTTGCAAAACTTTGAGCCTGACATTAAAGGTGGATACCGTAGGATAAATGGATATTCTAAATGGAATGCTAACTTAGTTCCTCATACTTCTGCTACTTCTGAGAAGGTACTTATGTCTGCGTACCATAAAGGAGAAGTAATAGCAGCTAGAGGTACTAAAGTATTTAGATCTACAGGTGCAAGTAATGCACTAAATGGTGCAATTAATAATTCAGCTACTACACTTACACTAGATAGCACTGCAGACTTTAGCACAACAGGTACTATACTTGTAGGTACAGAACAAATTACTTACACAGGTAAGAGTACTACACAGCTTACTGGATGTACAAGAGGAGCAAATAGTACGAGTGCTGCAGCACATGCAGATGATGCAACACTTACACAGTACTGGACACAGATAGATACAGGTCGTACAAGTGCAGGTAAGTATACTTTTTATAGACAGAACTTATCTGGCACTGACATAATAGTATTTGCAGATGGGGCTAACAATGCATCATACTTTGCCTCTGGTAACTCTGTAACTGACATAGGTGGAACTGGCGCACCTGCTAACCCTAAGTTTGTAACAGGACACAAGAACACTTTATTCTTTGCTGGTATGTCTAGTAATCCACAGGAGATAGTTTTTACTGCACCATACTCAGCTACAGATTTTACGGCAGCTAACGGTGCAGGATCTATTGTAGTAGAAAGTCCTATCACAGGATTGTTTCCATTTCGTGATGATCTGATTATATTCTGTGAAGAACGTATATTTAAACTGTCAGGTAATAGTATAGCTGACTTTCAGTTAGTTCCTATATCTCGTAACATAGGATGTATGAATGGGTTTACAATACAAGAATTTGCAGGTGACATTGTATTCTTAGGTAGAGATGGACTTAGAACTGTAGCTGGAACTGAACGTATCGGTGACGTAGAACTTGGAAGTATTAGTACACCAGTACATCAGTTGTTTAATGTACACAGTACGATAGATGAATTTGATTCTTTAATTGTACCTGACAAGACACAGTATAGAATATTCTTTGTAAACTCTTCTACTACTGCAAAGAAAACAACAAAGGGTGTTATTGCTCATAGGTCAAGAGATGGGTATGAGTTTTCTGAAACGTTTGGATTACAACCTTCTTGTACTGACTCTATAAATGAAGATGGTAAAGTATATGTATTACATGGTGGATATGATGGATATGTGTACAGACAAGAACAAGGCAATACTTTTGATGGAGACAATATAATCGGTAGATACAGATCACCTGACTTAACTATGGGTGATGCAGGTATTCGTAAAAACTTCCAAAGGGTTATTATTAACTATGCTCCTGAAGGTGTAGTAAACTCTGACTTGTTCTTACGATATGACTATGAAGACCCTGATGCTCCAAGACCTGCAGCTTATCCTTTTGACAGTACTAAAGTTGTTGCAATTTATGGTTCATCTGTATACGGTACTGCTACATATGGTGGTCAGTCTAATCCTCTTATTAGACAGGCAGTAGAAGGTAGTGGCTTTGCAATAGCACTAAGGGTTGTTGACAATGGTACATCAGAGCCTTACTCACTTAAAGGCTTTCAGTTAGAATTTGATGCAGCCGCAAGGCGTTAAAGGAGAAATAAATGGCTGGTTATACACGGCAGTCCACATATACAGACGGTGACATTATTGATGCAGCAGACTCCAATGACGAGTTTGACCAACTTCTAGCTGCCTTTAATGCTTCCTCTGGACACACACACGATGGTACTGCTGCAGAGGGTGCAGCAATTACTAAGCTATTAAGTAACACACTTACCTTTGGTGCAGCTACTTCAGGTACAGATATTACAATTACCTTTGACGGTGAGACTAATGACGGTGTACTCAAGTGGATGGAAGACGAAGACTACTTTGAGTTTTCTGATGACATACTTGTAGCCTCTACTGAAAAAATACAGTTTCGTGATACAGCTATTTATATTAACTCATCTGCTGATGGTCAACTTGATCTCGTAGCTGATACAGAAATACAAATTGCAGCTACTACTATTGATATAAATGGTGCTGCAGACATCTCAGGTAACTTAGCTGTAGGTGGTAATCTTACAGTTGCAGGTAATGCTACAGTAACAGGCACTACAACGTTTAACGGTGGTACACTTACATTAGGTGACTCAGCCAGTGACAACGTAGTATTTGGTGCAGATGTTGACTCACACATTATACCTGACGATGATGATACATATGACTTAGGTAGCTCAAGTCAACAGTGGCGTAACCTATACCTTGATGGTAGTGCCTACATTGATGGACTTGCAGAAGATATACTTGTAGCTACAGATAAGAAGGTAGGCTTTCGTGACAGTGCTATCTACATTAACTCTAGCGCAGATGGTCAGCTAGACATTGTTGCAGACACTGAAATACAAATTGTAGCTACAACAATAGACATTGACGGTGCAATTAATGCAAGTGGTGAAATCATTGCTGCATCATTAGACATTAGTGGTAACATTGATGTAGACGGTACAACAAATCTTGACGTAGTTGATATTGACGGTGCAGTAAATATTGCCGCTGCAACTACGGTAGCTACAGATAACAAGATACAGTTTCGTGACACTGGCCTGTACATTAACTCTAGTACAGATGGACAGTTAGATATTGTAGCTGACACTGAAGTACAGATAGCTGCAACTACAGTGGATATTAATGGTGCAGTAGATGTATCAGGTAATCTATCTGTAGGTGGTAACTTAGACGTTACAGGTACATTTGATCTAAGTGACTCTAACTTTACTAATGCAGGTGACATACAGCTAGATAGTATTACAGGTGATTCAGATACAAATACTAGCATTACCTTTAGTGGCTCAGATGTAATTACGGTTACTACTGGTGGTGAGACACAAGTTACATTTAACAATGGTTCTATTCTACCTACAACTGACAATGACGTAGACTTAGGATCTAGCTCATTAGAGTTTAAAGACTTGTACATTGATGGTACTGCCTATGTAGATGCCATTAACTTTAATGGTACTGCAATATCTGCTACTGCAGCAGAACTTAATATTATGGATGGTGTAACAAGTACTGCAGCAGAGCTTAACATTCTTGATGGCGTTACGTCAACTGCAGCAGAACTAAACATACTTGACGGTGTAACATCTACAGCCGCTGAGTTAAACATCCTTGATGGTGTTACAGCTACAACTGCAGAGATAAACCTTATTGATGGTGATACTTCAAGAGGTACTACGGCAGTAGCAAGTGGTGACGGTATCCTTATCAATGATGCTGGAACTATGCGTATGACTAATGTAGATACAGTGTCTACATACTTTGCAAGTCACAACGTAGGTGGAGGTAACATTGTTACTACTGGTGCATTAAACTCAGGTAGTATTACTTCTGGCTTTGGTGCTATAGACAATGGCTCATCTAACATTACTACGACAGGTGTAGGTTCCTTTGGCTCACTAGATATTAGTGGTGCTATAGATGTAGATGGCACTACCAACTTAGATGCAGTAGACATAGACGGTGCTGTAGATATGGCAAGTACTCTGCAAGTTACGGGAGTAGCTACACTTACAGCTACTGCAATAGCTAACGCAGGTGTATCTGTAAAGAACGGAGCTACATCTGCTGGCTTTGTAGAGTTCTTTGAGGACTCAGATAACGGCTCAAATAAAGTAACACTAATAGGACCAGCATCTACTGCAGATGTGACCTTGACTTTACCTGCTGCTGCTGGTACAGTTGCAACAACAGATGACGCTACTGCTTTGGCGATTGCATTAGGCTGATATAGGAGAAAACAATGGCCAATACTTTTAAGACAATTACACGGGATGTAGCACCAGCTAGTGCTGGCACAGCCGAAACAATATACACAGTACAGTCTGGTAGTACAGTAATTATACTTGGGCTATTCTTATGTAATGTACACAGTTCACAGGTTACTGCTTCAGTAGACTTTGTGAGTACAACTACTCAAACAAGTCAGACACAAAACACTACGGCACAGCTAGTTAAAGATGTAGCTATACCTGTAGGATCATCTTTGTCTGTACTTGACGGTAAGATTGTAGCTAACGTAGGTGACATAATTAAAGTAGACTGTTCTGTAGCTGACAAAGTTTCAGTAATAATGAGTTATATGGAGATAACCTAATGGCAGGATATATTGGCTCTAGGGCTGTAAGTGTAAACACTACATCAGCTACCATCACTGATGATCTAACGATAGGCGATGATCTTACCGTTACTGATGACATGACCGTTGGTGGTACTCTTGGAGTTACAGGTGTCTTAACTGCAACGTCTTTGGACATTTCTGGTGACATAGACGTAGATGGAACAACTAACCTAGACGTAGTGGACATTGATGGTGCTGTTGATATGGCAAGCACTCTTGCTGTAGCTGGTGTAGTCACGGCTAATGCTGGTGTGGTTGTAGATAACTTCACGCTTGATGGAACTACTCTGGCTCTTTCTTCTGGTAGTATGATACTTGATGCAGCCTCAAATATTATTCTTGATGCCGATGGGGGGCAGATCGTCATTAAAGACGGTGGCAATCAAATAGCGAACACGCTTGCAAATAATAGCGGTGATCTTACTTTGTATTTAGAAAC